CTGCCAACGAGCGCGAGTTGGAGCAGATTGACGCCAGCTATGAGGAGCGCCTCGCTAAGGTCAAGGGCAACGAGGAAGCCACTAACCTATTGCTGGCGCAACTGCGCGCTGAACGTACGGCCAAGATCAATGAGCAGCAAGATGCAGCGGATCAGGCGGAGTTAGATGCGCAGAGGGCGCAGCTGGACTATCAGGTACAAATTGAAGATGAGCTATACGCAGAGCGCGAAAAGCTGCGGCAAGAGGACTTGCAGCGTGAGAAGGAGTACAATGATGCGCGTGTTCAGTTCTACAACGCCGCGTCGAGTAGCGTGGTTGAGATTATGCGATCGCTCGGGGGCAAGAGCAAAGCCGTCATGTTGGCGGCGCTGGCGTTGGAGAAAGGCATGGCAATAGCGCAAGTTGTTATAAACTTGCAGAAGGAACTGGCAGGCATCAACGCCAACGCAGCGCTGAACCCTGCTAACGCCTTGACAGCTGGTGCTGCTGGCGTGACGCAGGCATTAAGCCTTAGCACGATGGCGAAGATTAACGCTGGCCTGCGCATCGCGGCTATTGCAGCCACGAGCATCGGGCAGGTCAGGAGCATCACTGGCGGAGGCGGAGGCGGAGGCGGAGGCGGCACAGCTGGCACAGGGGGAGGCGGAGGCATGGCAGCGCCACAGGGCAACGCGCTGAACCCGAATAGCCAGTTGATCAACCCGAACACCGGGCAGCCACAAGGCCAGCCACTACGCGCCTACGTCGTAGAGTCCGACGTGAGTGGGATACAAAACAGGCTGCGCACCATTCGGCAATTTGCACAGTTGGGGAACTGATGATATTTAACGCTATGGAACTACCAGTATACCTGATGACCATTGACGAAGTTGACGAAGGCGTCAGCTACGTCGCCCTCGTTGAATCCCCTGCGATTGAGCGGCCATTTCAGGCCTTTAGCAAAGAGAAGATGCGATTTACCGAAACAGGGGAAAAGCGCGTATTGACAGGGCCGTTGATGCTGGCAGACACGCCGATCATACGCCGCGACAAAACGCGGGGCGAGTATTTCGTTATTTTCCAAAGGGAAACCATCCGCAAGATGGTGCAGAAGTACTTCAAGCAGGGCAATCAGCACAACGTCAACGCTGAACACAGCACCGCCATTGATGGCGTGTATATGTTTGAAAGCTGGATGATCGACAGGGAACGCGGCATCAACCCACCGAATGGCTACGAGGACGCGAAGGATGGCAGCTGGTTTGGTAGCTTCAAGGTCGAGAACGACAAAGTGTGGGAGGATCGCGAACAGTTCACCGGGTTCAGCATTGAAGGCTACTTCGGGATGCAGCCAACGGACACGGAGATAGAGCTGGCGATGGCGGAGTTTGCCCAAGCCTTTGAAAGTTTTTTGCATACTATCAAAACCAATGATATTTAACACTATGAACCTATCAGATCGAATTTCAGAATTAACACGCGTGCTGCGTAGCTTCTCCGCTGCACCAGCGCCAGCAGCTGCGCCGTTGGCGTTCAGCGACTATAAGTTGGAGGATGGCACGATGATACGCGTCGATGGCGAGTTAGCCGTTGGCACGTTGGTCTACGTCGTGACTGAAGAAGGACTGCTGCCTGCACCCGATGGCGCACACAGCATCCCCGAAGTTGGCGTGGTGACTACCGAAGGCGGCAAGATCGTCGAGATCGGCGACGCTGCACCAGCACCGGCACCTGAAGCTGTTGAGGCGCAAGAGGTAGAGATTGAAGTCACACCCGAAGGCGAAGAGATGCCTGCTGATCCGCATGAGGAGAGGATGCAAGCTATGGAGGCGGCTATCGCTGCCTTGGCTGCAAAGGTCGAGGAGATGATGGCGAAGATGGGCGGCGAGGTTGAAGCTAACGCCGCAAGGTTCAGCACGATTGACACGGCGTTGTCAGCGTTGGCGCAGATGCCTACCGCTGCGCCAAAGAAAAGAGCAAGTGACGCGGTTGTGGAGTCGGTGAAGATGAGCCGCGCCAACCGTCTTGCAGAAGTACAAGAAACCCTAAAAACCCTAAAAAAATAAACTATGTCATTTTCAATCGCAACAATCACCGGGTACGTCGAGCAGAACAAGCTGCCTCTGATAACCCAAACTGTATTTGACGCAAAGACGCAGTCATTATTGCAGAAGCGCGTGGGCATTAAGTCGCAGGAAGCGTTAAACATCATGGACACCGACGCTGTGTTCCAAGATGCAACCGCGTGTGCGTGGAACGCCGACGGCACTACCACATTCAGCCAGCGTACAATCACTGTCGCTCGCGTTAAGGTGCAGGAGGAGTTATGCCCTCGTTCACTTGAAACGGCTTGGCTGGCATCGCAGCTGACGCAAGGCAGCAACTACGAAGGCGTGCCATTCGAGCAGGCTTTTGCAACGCAGAAGGCGAAGCGCATCGCCGAAGGTATTGAGCGCGCCATTTGGCAGTCAGTGCCATCGGTTGCCGCTGCAAGTGCTTCGGTATCAGGAACGGCAGGATGGGCTGTAGGCGCAACGTCGCCATCAGGTGATGCGCAGTTGAACCGCACAGGTGGTGGTGGATTGCTATGGCTGACACGCTATGGTGCAGGTGCTTCCAGCGTCGTAACCGCGCAGCTTGGCGCTAACTTCAGCGATTCGACGATTGTCAGTGGCTTTGAAACAGCATATAACAACCTGCCAACACGCGTCATCAGCAACAACGACTTGGTAGCTTTCTGCGGATGGGACTTGTATCGTATGCTCGTGCATAAGTTGGTGACTGTCAACTTGTATCAGGGCGACCTCGGACAGGTAGCTGGCGGCGAGATGTTCTATCCCGGAACAAACATGAAGGTCGTAGCTGTGAATGGATTGAACAACACGCAGCGTATTTTCGCTGGATCTCTCTCCAACTTGTTTTACGGCACGGACTTACTCTCCGACGAAGACCAATTCCGCATTTGGGCATCGTACGACAACGACAGCGTTAGATTCCAAGCCGCGTATAAGTACGGCGTGCAGATTGCCTTCCCTGCTGACATCAGCTTGGTGTTGGGCAACAACGCTACAACTCCGGCTCTGAAGACCGCGTAAGTTCGTGGGGAGGGGCAACCCTCCCCGCTTCTTTTATTTTGTCAATAACTAAACGATATAGATATGCCTTGCGCCTTAACAACTGGATATAAATTAGGATGCCGCGACAATGTAGGCGGCATCACGGAGGTACGCCTCATCGCCTTCAACAGCGTCACTGGCACTATTGCCGTGGACGCTTCTGGCGTTGTCACTGGTACGTTCCCTGCATCAGGATTTTACAAGTACGAAGTACCGAAGGGCGCTGGTCAGTTTACCGAAACTGTCAACGCGTCAACGGAGAATGGCACGATTTTCTACACACAAGAGTTGGTGTTCCCGATTAACCGCATGACGCAAGCAGTGCGCAATGAACTGCGACTGGTTGGGTTGAATAGGCTTATGGCTATTGTCACCGATAGAAATGGCAAATACTGGCTGCTTGGTCGCTCAAATGGATTGGATGTTACCGCTGGAACTGCGCAAACAGGAACGGCTATGGGTGACCGCAATGGCTATGAGATGACGTTTACGGGCATGGAGGAGTTGCCATGCAGCGAGGTGTCATCGTCAATAATTACAGCTTTGACCAGTGGAACGCAGATCACTGGCGGTTCGTAGCGTATATTAGCGTGCATTTTGGTTGGTTGGAGAACCCTGCGTATGGTGGCGCAGGGTTCTTTTTTTTGGGCTAACTTTGTTGTATGCGTGTATGTATCGTCTATAATCAGCATCCGACAGGGTGCAGCTATTACCGCTTGGAGATGCCAAGCAGTCGCGTCCATGAGATGTTCGGCAGCGAGGCCGAGTTCGTGAGCATCGCTGACGTGCGCACCATGAGCGATGAAGAGCTGCGGACTATCGACGTGTTCCTGTATAATCGCACTTGGATCGCAGGGCCAATTGAGGCGGTCAAGCCTGTCGCTGACATCCTACGACAGTACGGCGCGAAGATCATTCTTGACATGGATGACTATTGGCATCTTGGCACTGGCCACAGTTTCTACAAACACTACCACGACACGAACATGTCTGCAATCGTCGCCGAACACGTCAAGCTTGCGGATGCGGTCATCACGACTACGACGTACCTCCGCGATGAAATCGTCAAGCTCAACCGCAACGTGACAATCTGCGAGAACGTGCCGCACCTACTTTACGACCAATTCAAACCGCAACCTACCAAGAGCGAGCGCCTACGCTTCGGCTACTTTGGCGCAGCGCAGCACACCGAGGACGTGGCATTGCTGGAACTGCCACTGTCGCGCCTCTGCGATGATCACACGCTGGAAAATCGATATATGCTGTACCTTGCCGGGTGGAATGAGGGCAACCCGATATATCAGCAGTATGAGCAGGTGTTCAGCAATAAGGGCAAGAACAACAACTACGGACGCATACAGGCGGCGGATATTTACAGCTACGTTGGCGGCTACAACTTCATTGACGTTGCGCTTGCGCCGCTTCGCGACAATAAGTTCAACAGGCTCAAGTCGGAGTTGAAGATCACCGAGGCCGCATGGATGAACAAGGCGATCATCGCCAGCAACGTCTGCATGTATGCCGACTGCATCACCGACGGCTGGGATGGCGTGCTTGTGGACGAAAAGCAACCGAAGAAGTGGTACAAGTCGATGAAGGCTATGATCAACGAGCCAGCGATGGCGCGTGAGATGGCGGACAGGCTGACGGCGAAGATGCAGAAGCGATTTGACATTGATGAAATCACCAGACGCAGGTTCAATTTGTATAAAAACGTGGCAAGGGATATTTCAATAAAAGAACTTCATGCTATACCTCAAGGCGAGCCAGAGCAACACGATAGCGGTGACGTGGACGGAGCGCGCGAACAGCGCGACGGTCTACCGCTTGCGGCTGACGAACTTGGCGACGCTGGAAGCCACTGACATCTACCTCAACGCGATTGACAACCTGTCGTCCTACGAAAGTCGCTACGACAAATTCGCCTTCACCTTGGGCGCACTGGAGAAAGGGCAATATCGGTACGAGGTCACGGAGAACCCGACAACCTACGCTGCTGGTGACTTCGTGCAAGGCGGACTATACACGTTTACCGATGGCGGCTATGCCTACATCTCCGCGGCAGTGAATCAGTCGAGCAACGCAGAGTGGGGGTGTCAAGGGACGCTGATACCCGAAGGGCTAACACCCGAAGCAATTGGTCAAGGCATTGTCAACACAGCATCAATTGTTGCAGGTTGCGCAACAGCAGGCATAGCCGCGAGGCTTGCCAATGACTTGGTGCTGAACAACTTTAGCGACTGGTTTCTGCCGTCCCTGGAGGAGTTAGGAATGATGTGGACGGAGTTAGCCAGCGATGGTCTTGGCAGCTTCGCAAACCACACCTATTGGTCATCGACGCAGGCATCAGCGACGCAGGCGTTCACGGTTGACATGAATAACGGCAACCAAGGCACGCACAGCAAAGGCAACACCTCCAACCGCTATACGCGTGCTATGCGTCGCTTCCTGCTACCTACGACGAATCCGCGTGTCCTTGAAACAGGATTGGCGATGATTGAAACGACGGAGGGCAGTTTCACGAGTACAACAAACACGATCGACTACGTTTCTTATGACTAAACTGAATTTTAGCTTCATCCCACAGGCGGACTATCGCTACCCTTTGATGCTGCAAAGCAAGGCTAACGACCTGTATACCTTCGGGGAGATGAACGACTACCCGTATTATTTGCTCGACATATACAAGAAAAGCGCGAAGCACAACGCAATCGTCAACGGCAAGTGCAACTACATCTCCGGCAAAGGCTGGGCAGTGGATGCGGATAAGACCACCGTCGCGCAACAGGCAAAGGCGGAGGCGTTCATGGCTGACGTCAACGAAGACGATGACCTCAACGACTTGACGCAAAAGTTCGTCTTGGATCTCGAACTGTTCAACGGCTTCGCGCTTGCGGTGACGTGGAACAGGGGTGGCGGCATCGCCTTCATTGAACATGTGCCGTTTGAAAAGGTGCGCGTGTCGCTGGATGATACGATGTTTCTGATTGCCGATTGGTACGACGAGCGTATGATCCGCCAGTACCCGAAGGGCGCGGAAGTTGAGCGCATGCCCAAGTTCGACCCGAATAACCGCGTCGGCAAACAGCTGTTCTATTATCGCCACTATGCGGCTGGCGTCAAGCACTACCCACTGCCGAACTACCAGGGCGCACTGGCTTACATCGAGTGCGACGTTGAGATCGCTAAATTTCACATCAGCAACATCCGCAATCAGTTTTGGGGTGGGCAGATGATCAACTTCGC